TATGCGAAGAGTGGAGACGGCGTGGTTACAAGGACCAGATGCTCGAACGGCTCGCTTACGAGTGGGAACGGCTGGGTAAAAATCTTGTGATGCCGCCGTGGATGGGTAATTCCGAGTTCCACACGAGCCATCAATCGAATCTCGTGAGAAAGCTCCCGGAGCACTACTCGCCAATTTTTACTGGCGTACCTGACGATCTGGAATACGTCTGGCCAACGGTGTAGCTTTTTGCTGACGGTCGTGTATAATAGAGGCATGACCAAGCGACACGAACCCAAGCGCCAAGCGCCACGACAGCCGAGAGAGACCCTCTCGCTCTACTGTCGTGCGTCCACGTTCGCTGACAAGCGGACGAAGCGAGATCGTTCACGCTCCCAGCGTGAGCGCAACGCCATACGTCAGGCCATAAAAGAATCCTGACGCAGGATTTGCAATCCCAGCACGAGACTGGTATAATGAATCTCGTACACCAAACAAACGACGAAAGGACACCAATGAAAATCAACTGTCTCGATAGGGAGATCCTCGGAGCAGTTCTGGATACGAGGCCAGTGACTGTCTACACCAAGGATGGCGAGGTTCACGTTGGCGAGTTCCGCAACTACGCAACCAACTACGACACCTTCACCCTTGAGGATCGCGAGGGGGGACTCACCTACAAGGAGGAGATTCCGTTCGATAGCGTCCTCCGCATTCGGATCGACTGACGAGTTGCAAATCGTGCAGGATGCCGCTACAATCGAATCTGTTCAGGAAACGACGAAAGGACAACCAACAATGAAACTGGACCCCAAGGAATACTTCACCACCAACCCCACGGGGAACGTGGCACTCAAAGGAGGAGCGCCAGAGGAACTTCTGGACTATGTGCGAGAGGCGCATGGAGCCGCCTTTCCCAGCAACTGGATATGGAGCAAGTGCGCCGAGATGTGGGGTGCCTTGTGCGAAGGGCAGGAACTCCACGAGGCCATCGATTCAGCCGTGGACATCTACTACAAGGACCTCTTCGACTGGCTCGCTGACAATCCGGAGCGTCGTAGTTTCTGCGACGAAGCAGTCGATGCCGGAATCACTCCAAACGAGGCTGACCTCGTTCGGATCATCCAAGGTGGCCAGTACTACATGATCGAGCAGATCGCTAATACGATGGAGTTGGCCTACAGGGAGCTCGTTGAGTTCGCCTGAAGTTGCAAATGGCTCACGAAGCCTGTACAATAAACCATGTCATCAAGAAACGACGAAGGGAGAAACGATGACTGAATACCAAAAGGCAGACATTCGCTACGGCGTGATCTACGCAGCGGCTGGGTGCCTACCAGACCACGAAGGCTGGCTCGGTGTCTTCGACACGGTGGACGAGGCGGAGGCCTACATCGAGGAGTGCCGCCAGTCGGGAGAGTGGGACTCGGAAGCCGAGCACAACACCTACGATTTCGACATCATGGAAATCGTCCACTTGGAAGAAGTCTGACCAAACGATCTGGGCACATCGAAAAACTGCCCACCACACATCAAACGAAGAAACGACGAAAGGGTAAAAATGCCGAACTGGGTACACAACAGACTAAGCGTCTCTGGTGGTAGCGAGCATCTCCTGCGATTTGAGCAGCAAGCAGGGATGCCACACACCGAAACGTGGAAGGAAGGATCGGTGCTAGTCGATCAGGATCTCTCGTTCTGGAACTTCAAACGGCCCGAAGATACCGAGGCGTACTTTGGAGACAACGGAATCGGCTCGAACTGGTACAGATGGAACGTCGATAACTGGGGAACCAAGTGGGACGCTTGTAACGTGGAGAAGGTTCATCACGGCGTGACCTCGTTGGAATACACCTTCGATACGGCGTGGTCTCCTCCCCTTCCTGTTCTGCAGGCGATGGTGGAGCAGTTTCCTGATTTGACCTTCGAGATGCGATCCGTCGAAGAGCAGGGATGGGGCGTGGTCTACTGGGGCGAGAACGGCACGCTGGAGGAAATAGAAGGCTGGGACATCCCGGAGACTCATACCGAATGGGTAAAAAGTGACCAAGAGCATCGGTGCCCATGCCAATGGAGCAACTCGTGGTCAGATTGGTACGACGACTGCCCTCGGCGTGGAAATCCGCTAACGGTGGAAGAAGCAGACATTCTCGAAGACATAATCGAGTCGTTCTGAACAAGGAGGTAAAAATGAGCGACGGCACGGTAAGAACCCTTAGTTACTTCGCTAAGGATGGAAACTACGGAGACGCTTCGGGGATGATGGTCCTCGAAACGACAAACTGGGACGAGTTGGACTGGCAGATCATCGAAGCAGCAAGCGACGGTGATCGTCCGATGGTCGCACGGTTGCTGACGGAGAGTTACGAACCGAACGCAGATGCTGACTTCATCTCATCGAAGCTCGAAGAGCTCGGACTCGGACACCTCATCAAAGGGTAAAAATCGCGGGGGGTTTCTTCGTCGTTTCCCCCTGTGCGAACCGACCTGAGCATGTCGTGACAAAACTGCTCACCCACCCCTCGGGGTAAAAACGACAGAAAGAAAATGAGACACGATTTGCTTTCCGAGCAGGAAGGCGTTACCATTGGAGACCTATGGATACCACCACATACACCACAGCAACATCAGCCCCGAGTTCCACGGAACTCCTGACCATCACCGAGACTGCCGCCCAGTTGGGCGTGAGCAAGCAGACCATCCGACGCTACGTCAAAGATGGGATGCTCTCGATCCTTCGGGATGAGCGTCTCGAAATCGACTTCGTTCGCAAGAGCGACGTTGACAACTTCACTCGCCCTCAGCGCCCTTCGCCCCTCAAGGCGCAGCCAGCCCCCGAGGGTTACGTCACCTGCAAGGAGTTCGCTGAGAAGTTCGGCGTGACCACTGCGACGATCAATCGCTGGCGACAGATTGGGATGATCCCTGCCGAGGCATGGGTCCGCTCCACGAGTGGCTTCATCACCGAGGTTGGAGCCGCCTTCTTCTACTCGAAGGAGTTCGTGGACACCTTCACCCCTCCTTCCTCCATGCAGATGCGAAGCACCTCGATCGGGATGCGAGTGCGCCTTCCCAAGACCCCGAAGGGTTTCCTCAACGTGAAGGAGTTCGCTGCTCTCGCCAAGGTGAAGGATGCGACTGCCGCCTATTGGATGGCGATTGGGCGAGTCAGCCCCGTCGTGATCGATGGCGTTGTCCTCGTGAAGATGGACGAGGCTTCGGAGTTCCTCAGCAACAAGTGAACCAGTGACCTGAGCAAGTCCCAAAAAGGCTCACCACACCTGCCCCAAAAAGAAATCTTCGGAAGGAGTTGCAAAAGGGTGCAGGATGATGGTAGACATTAAGCAATGCCAGATAGGCAGGAAACGAAACGACGAAAGGATAACGAAATGGGAGATCGAGCAGTAGTTGGAATCAAGGAGCGCACCGACGCTCCGACCCTCTACGTCTACCTCCACTGGGCAGGAAGCGTGCAGGACGAACTGCTCGCCATTGCGCTGGAGAAGGCGATGCCCCGAATCCTGATGAAGGATGGAGCCTACGCCCAGCGAATCATCGTCTCGCAGATGGTGGGCGACCAGTGGGACAGCGAACTGGGCGCAGGCCTCTACGTTGGAGGCACGTGGCACGGAGGTGACTACGACACGCTCAAGATCGTAGACATTGAGCGACAGGTCGTGATGACTTGTGCCATGTCCGACAGCGACGATGTTCGCTACGAGGTGGACATTGAGACCTTCCTCGCCAACGTCAGGCGACGAGCGAACGCCTAAAAAGAATCTGGCGCAGGGGTTGCAAACACGCAGCCCCTGCGCTACAATAAACACCCAACACAAAACAACGACGAAAGGACACCCAAATGATGAACCCAACCAACGACCTGCAGGGGGTGGGACTCTATGCAGAGTTCCGCAAGCCCAACGCCACCCTCCAAATCTTCATCACCCCCGATGGATATGACGAGGCAGGGAGCATCGTGACTGCACACGCCTACCGGAGAACTGTCACCCCATGGTCACCCAAGAAGCAGTGGAGGTCATCGAGCCTTCGCATCACTCACAGGATGGGTGAGGTCCGAGGCTATGGAGGCGAGTTGAGCGCCTACGAACTGGAGAAGATCGCATCGAAGCGACTCGCTCCACTGAGCAGCCTTTTCGAGAACCTCATCAAGCAGGGATGGAGCGTTGAGAAAGAGCCCTTCTTCATCGAGTGCTCGAAGAAGGATCTGACTGACGTTCGCATGGCGAAGACCCCTGCGAAGTTGATGTACCGAATCAACCAGACTCGCAAAGCCATGGGCTTCCCCGAGTCACTCATTCCCGAGACACTCTGACACCCAACAACGACGAAAGGACACCCCAAAATGACAAGCGTACTTGGAACCCTGACCAGCGAGCAGTTCGAGAGCATGACTCCGAACTTCTGGCAGTCACTCATCGAGGTCGTGACACAGGCAGACTTCGATGACAATAGAAAGTCACTCGCAGCGAAGGTAGCGCCGACTGGTCGCTACGTTCCCCGAGCGAGTGGCGACGAGCGCAAGCCTCGCAAGAAGAGCACGACCCACGAGGTCACTGTCGAATCGCTGGAAGGCGAGGAGGCATACGTTCGCCCAAATGGTGATAACTACTATGGGCGCAAGTGGGGAGAGCACGCCGATGTGGAAGTTCTCCGAAAGGCTCGCGAGGCCACGATGGAGGTCTTCGCTGGTGCGAAGGGCTCGCCCATGTTCACCCTCCTCTATGGAAGCCCCGGCTGTGGCAAGACTGCACTGGTCGAAGCAGCCTTTGGTGAGGATGTCTACACCCTCATGGGCACTGGCGACACCGAGGTTGCCGACATGGTGGGAGGCTATGTCCAGACTCCGAGCGGAGGTTTTGAGTGGGTCGATGGTGACCTGCTCAGAGCTGCCGAGGAGGGCAAGGTCTACTTCATCGACGAGATTGGTCTCATTGACCCCAAGGTGCTCTCGCTGGTCTATGGGCTCATGGATGGGCGCAGGGAGTTGACTGTCACTGCCAACCCCGAGCGAGGGACTGTGCGAGCGAAGGAGGGCTTCTACGTCGTCGCTGCGACGAACCCCAACGCTCCTGGAGTTCGCCTTTCCGAGGCGCTCCTGTCACGCTTCACTGTGCAGGCAGAGATGGGTACCGACTGGAGCCTCGCTCGCAAGATGGGTGTGCCGACTCCCCTCGTCACAGCGTCACAAAACCTCAGCAAGAAGCAGAGCGCTGGCGAGACTTCGTGGGCACCACAGATGAGAGAGATGCTCGCCTTCCGAGACATCGCTGAGAAGTTCGGGACGAACTTCGCAATAGCGAACCTGCTCGCTGCGTCCCCCGAGATGGACAGGCCTGTTGTTGCCGATGTCCTCACGAGGGTCTATGGCGAGGAGCACAAGCCAGCGAGGATCTAACAGGTCGGGGGAGGGGGGTCGATGGGTGTCCTCCCCCCTCCCCTCTTTCGCAGGAAGAAGTTGCAAAACACCCAGCGAACGAGTTACAATAAACTCACCCCAAGGACAGGGGAGAAAGAGGGAAAGACATGGCACACCTAACTAACAAAGCAACGAGAGCAGAGGCGACACCCCCCGAGTGGCTGGGCGTTGGCAGCGCTATTGGCAGACTCGCTAACGAGTGGTCTGGTCGTGGCGACCTTGTTGGGTACGTTGGCACGAACGCAGGGCATGGAGCTCCAGCGTGCTACAACCCCAGCCTCTCTGAGATTGAGGTAGACACCTCCATCGCCTTCGGCGCAGGGGTCACCCCTGCGATGGTGGGCGACATGACAGAGCGCAGTCAGCAGTACGAGTTCCCGAAGGCGACTGGTGCGATCATGCACGAGGCCTTTCATGCGAAGTTCTCGAAGTGGGACATCCCTGCAGCGCAGAAGGCTCTCAAGAAGGACGAGTTCACAGCGCTTATGTGGCTGGAGGAGTCTCGCATTGAGGCCCATGGTCTTCGGGACATGCCGAAGGCGAGGCCCTTCCTCAAGGCGTGCGCCTTGGACATTGTGATTGGCGAGGCCAAGGAGACCTTCGAGGAACACTCAAACACGATGTCCTGCGCCTTCTTCGTGGCGACTGTTCACGCTCGCATCGATGCAGGAGTGTTGGACTACGAGGATGTGGAGCAACTCGTTGAGAACGTGAACGAGTACCTTGGCGATGACGTTGTTGGGAAGTTGCGAGAGATCGCTCGCAAGTTTCAGGACTACAAGATGCACGCCATCGCAGACCCTGTGCTCTACGACCTTGCTCGTGAGTGGGCCGAGATCGTTCGGGAGGTCGCTGTAGAGAATGGCGACGCTTCCCCCGAGGGCGAAGGTGACGAGGGCGAAGGTGCCGAGGGCGAAGGTGGCAAAGGTTCAGCGAGTGGTCCTTCCGAGGGAGGGGGCACTGGTTCGGCAACCAGCGACTTCATCGAAGGCATGATGGAGGCGCTGGAAGAAGCGAGGGATGCCACGACAGTCGGAACCTTCGATGAGTTGGCTGACTACGAGGAGCGAGAGGAGTGGGAGGAGCAAGCGAAGGAGAAAGCCTCCACTCAGCAGGAGCGCAAGCAGCACAAGGAGATCGCATCCTCCACTTTCGCAAAGGGCACTGGTGAGGTCACTGGTGGCTCAGCCTCCTACATTGTGGAGCGAAGGAAGCCCGAGGGTGCCGAGCGAGTCGCTGCTGTGACTGTCGCTCAGATGTTGGAGAAGGCCAAGTACCGAGAGCGCTCCGAGACAGAGATCAAGAGCGTGACCCCTCCGGGTCGCCTTCGCACTAGGGCGCTCGTTCAGGGCAAAGCTCTGAAGGAGCGAGGCGTGATGACTCAGGTGGAGCCATGGCGCAAGACTGTTCGCAAGCAGACAGATGACCCGACGCTCACTGTGGGGGTCATGGTGGACATCTCCGGCTCGATGGGCGGAGCGATGAAGCCCATGGCTACGACAGCGTGGGTCATGTCCGAGGCTGTGAAGCGAGTGCAGGGCAAGACAGCGATGGTCTACTTCGGCACGGATGTCTTCCCGACACTGAAGCCCGGTCAGCACCTCAACGAGGTCACGACATGGGCAGCGACGGACGGCACCGAGAAGTTCGACAAGGCCTTCAAAGCGCTGGATGGTGGACTCAACCTGCTGCACGGCACGGGAGCGAGGCTCCTCGTTGTGGTGAGCGATGGGTGCTACACCGATGCCGAGGCGACAGCGGCTCGCAAGTGGGTGACACGGTGCGCCGAGGCAGGCGTTGGCATCCTGTGGCTTCCCTTCGACCATGGCTACTACGCCAACAAGTACGGCTCGCTCGCCAAGGGTGCCTTCCAAATGGTCGAAGGTTCCATCGACCCAGCGGAGACAGCACGAGCCATCGGCACGGCTGCAGCGAAGGCGCTGGCTAGCGTGGGGGCGCAACGGTAACGGCTCGCAGTGGTCGGTGGCCTGTTCCCTCAGGTCTGTCCTCCCCGACCACGGCACGGTGGTGGTGGGTGCTGTCTTCT